CCATCCGCTCCTTGGCGCCGGCCTGCTTCTCAGCGACCTCGGCCTGTTGCAAGGGGCTCGGGCCCGGGGGCTGGATGCCCTGCTGTTTGAGTCCGCTAATCGCCTGGTCAAGGATCGACTCGATTTGGGTGCTGACGCGGAACTTGCTCACGCTCCACTGCAGCAGACTTAGCAACACGGGCGCAGCACCTGGTACTTGCTGGGCCATCGGTGCGACCTGGCTGATGAACGCCCCCAGGCCCTGCATGAACTGCACCGCGGCGTCACGCTCAGCGGCCCAGTCCAGTGCTGCCATCGAGTCGGCCTCGACGTTGATCCGATACTCGGCCATCTCCTCGTCTTTGAGCAACTGAATCGCCTGCATCGCCAGGGCGGCGTCAGGGGTGCGCTCGATGTTGCTGCGCTTGATGATGGTTTCGGGTTGCCAGTGCTTGCAGATGATCTCGGCTTTGATGCGCAAAGCGTCACTGATCCACTCAGCAATATAAAACTGCATCAGCTGGATGCGCGTTGAGCCAAACTGAGCCTTGATCTGCTGCGCCGTGGCCGTCTCGCTGGCCCTGGAGCTGCCGCGCATCACGTCGGAGATGCCCAAGACCTCGTAAATCTGCATCACTTTGTCCTGGCGATACTGGCGCAGCTGGTTGATCGCGTTGACCACGGCCTCGATCGGTACCCAATCCACTTGGCCCTTGATCCCGCCGCGCTCAGCAAACAATGCCCAGTTATCGACCGGGATCAGCTGGTTCTCGGTGCCCTGGTTGAAAACGCGCTGGATGCCCTCGGCGCTTTTGTCGTAGACGCCCACGACCTTGGCCGCGCGGGTCAGCCAGGTGATCCGCGTGTTGATCTCATCGAGCTCGTTGAACTGGTCCTGGGCGAAAATGTAATCAGCCCGTGGCATGAAGTTGGAGCTGGTCACGTTGGCCGCGACCGGTTTCGGACAGGGGAAGAATCTTTCCAGCTGCAGCGGGTCGTCCTTGACGTCCAGGATGACGTCAGTGCCGTCGGCGTACCAGTAGACCTTCTTGTTCTCCTTGCACCAGATCTCAAACACCTGAGCCTTGTTCCAGGGGTCGTATTTTGGGGAGTCGTCGCGGGTGTCTTTGGGCCCTGATTTGCCCAGCGGCACCACGTTGGCGATCTCCTCACCAAAGCGCTTGACCAGCTGATCTTTGGTCATGTAGACGCGCCTGGCGACCCAACGGACCTCAGCCCAGGTGCGTGCCGGCGACCAGAAAAAGTCGCGCCAGTGGATGTAGTCGCACGGGGCGTCTTCTTCAACAATCTGCTCGGCCTCCTGCGCGGGCGCGAGCTCCATGCCCGTCATCGGGTCGATCTGTGCCGGGATCGTGTAGGGCTCGGTTTCAACCTCGTAGCGCAGCCAGATCTGGCCTAGTCCAACCACCAGCCAGTCCTCGATGCCCTGACGCACCGAGGCGTCCCACTGGCTGACGTCTTCATTAAACCCGCGGTTGAGCAATCGCTGCAGCATCGTGCCCGCGACGCGCGCGACGTCGTCTTCGTAGTCCTGAAAGGTCCTCGAGACGTCGGCCTTGGGCGGCCTGGCGTACAGCATCGACATCAGGACCTTGGTTGTGGACCAAAACAAATTCACGCGGGACTCGTCCTTGCCCCAGTCGTCGCGCTTGTCCAAGAACCGGTGCGTAATCCTTGTTGCGTCGTCGTGAAACTTCGTGAGCTCTTGCTCGGCTGCCTTGATTTCGGTGCCCCAGCGCTGCGCTAACCCGATCGGGGTGCTCTCAAAGTCGCTGGCGCTTGTGATCGTTGCCTCGTTCATCCAATCCTCGCGTCTTCCCTGGGCGCCGTGTCCCAGATGTCGTTCAGCGCAAAGGCGTAATGAGCCCCAGGCTTGACGGCTGGTGCGATTTTATGCCCCTGTTGTGTTTTCCTCGTCGCTGGGCGCGCAGCAAGGGCCAGGTAGCGGAAGGCGTCCGCGGCGTGCGAGTGCTGGTCATGGCGCGGCTTGGAGCGGAAGGTCTGGGTTTTCTCATCGAACTCGCGCATGTACGCGCGCAGGTGCTCGACACCGTCGTAGGTCGGCTCCTCATCGAAGTAGCACCGCGGCAGGGTCAGCCTGGCGGCCTCGATGCCGTCTTGCAAAGACATCTCGGGCACCAGGTTGGGCCGGATGCCATTGGCCAGAAACTGCTCGATGATCGACTTGCCGGTTTGCAGTGATTTTGCGCGGGCGTCGTGGGGCAAAAAGATGCCCTTGGGGTTGACCAGGTAGGGCCGGTTCTTGATCCAGTCGATGTAGTGCTGGATCGGTTGATTGTCGGCCTCGTAAAAGTCCACCACGCGGATGCCGTCGTAGGTTTCCTGCCAGGCCCACCAGCTGCAGCTGTCGGTGTAGCCCAGGTCAGCGACCACGTTGACCGGAAACGCCTGGTCCAGGGGGTGCTTGCCGATCCGGCCCTCGGCGTAGGCGTCACCGATCTGCTTGGCGTAGTAGGCGCCTGGCACCGCGGCGTCGAAGTTGCACTCGTACTCGACCGCGTAGGCCTCGTCGGTCATCTGGGCCTTGGCGTCGCGCAGCTCGTCGGGGTGGATGATGTTGGTCTTGGACGCCGGGAGCTCGAGCAGCAGGTGCGTATCAGGATTTAAGCGCGCCTCCTCCTTCAGGTTCCAAAACAGGTTCTTGCCGCGCGGGGTGCCGGCGAATATCGCCCAGCCGCGCCGGTCAGAGAGCGCCGGCCGAATCACCGTGTACCAGGCGCTAGGCCTCATGTCACCGACCTCATCGAGCACGGCGCCGTCGAAGTACATCCCGCGCAGGGCGTCGTAGTTGTCGGCGCCCGCGACGTAGATCGTTGACTCGTCCTTGTGGCCGTTGTGGATCGTGATCTTCAGTTCGCTTTCGTTGGGGGGCTTGGACCAAAACGGCTTGGTCAAGTCCTTCATGTAGCCCCAGGCGACGCGCTTGGCCTGGTCGCGCTGCGGGGCTAGGTACGCGAACTGCGGCTTGGGCAGCGCTGTCTCGAGCGCCCCGATCACCAGGTCAGCGCACATGGCGACCGTCTTGCCGCAGCGCCGGTGCGCGACCACCACCGACCAGCGCGCCTTGCGGTTGTGCAAGGGCAGGAACACGCTGCGCGGCTGGTACTCCTGCAGGTTCAACGCGCGACGCCGTTCAGCCTGTCCGCGACCAGCTTGGCGTAGCCGGCAATGTCCACCCAGCTGTCGGCGTAGTCCGGGTCGCCGTTCACGATCCGGCCGATCTTGTGGCAGATCATCTCGAGCGCCTCGACCTGATCGTCCTGCAGGACCTTGTCGCGGGCCTTGAGTTGCTGACGAATTACGGTCTTGAGCGTCTGCGTGACCTCAGCGTGGTGCATGAAGATGCCGTAGCGGCCGCCGCGCTCGTTCAATGTCTTGAGTAGGGTGTCGTTGCTCATAAAGGCCCTCAGAGCGATTTTCTTAACGGGTTAAGGGGTTGACATCACCCGGGGCGCGATCGTGCGCTGTGGCGCGTTCTGAGCGGCCCTGGAGGGTGTTGCGGGTCGTGGGCATTTGAAAAAAAGGTTGGTAGGGGGTACAGAGAGTGTGTGGGGGGCCCCGGCTCTCGCTAGCCCCCCACCCCCGGCTCGACGGGGGGATGGGGGTCGCGCGCGGCCTCGGGCCCGGCCCGGTCGGCAGGCTGTGCCACTGGTTGCGGATCGACAATCCGGTACACGCCCTCACTTTCCTGTTTGAGATCAAGCACTTGCGTCGGTGCGTGCTGCAACTGTGTCGCGCCTGTGCCAATCTGCCTGCCGCCGAGCCAGCCAAGCTCAAGCTTGATGCCGCCATCGACCTGCGCGTTCAGCTGCACCGGCACGAACCTGTTGACGACTGACGCGAAGATCTGCCGGTCGCCGAGGCCGCCCTTAGCGCGCTCGATCAGCCAGCCTGCCAGGCCCTCGGGATGGCAGGCGCCTGGCTGCACGGCGGCCTCGATGGCCGCCTTGATCGTCATCGTCACGCGGTTGGTCGAGCCCTTCGGCCGCCCTGGCCCCGGCGGCAGGTCGCGCCCGCGCCGCATCGGCGCCGCCACTTTCGCCTCAGTTTCTTTAACTGCCAGCATCGTTGCGTTTACCTCACCATATTCCGTTTATCTCAACCCGATCTTGCCATATTGCCCAACCGAGTTCCCATACTGCGTAAGCGAACGTAGCGGCCACCACTGCCCCAATCACCCAGAAAAACGTTGCCCCAAGCTGCCCAAGCGTCAGCTGGCCCAGCGCCGTGGTCGCTGTCTCACGCAAGCACTCCCAAGCGTTAAACCCCATCCACGCAGCCCCCACCCCCGACACTGTTGCTATGGCTAAACAACTCACCCACTTCACAAACTTCTTAAGCCACTTAATCATGCTCAGCCCTCCTTTTGCACGCACCCTGATGCTGTCAGCGGCGGCCGCGCACGGCCATTGGACATTGGTCGCACGCACTGCACGCACGTACCCCACACCCCTACAGGGTGAGTGTGCGTGCAACCTGCAGCAGGCCTAGACGGCCCCCTTTGAGGGGGGCCCGTCGTCCAGGCCGACCCTG